AACCTGAAAGAACGACAGCAGCAATGGTTGCTGGAGTAGGAGCACGGACAAAAAAGAAATGGGATGAAGGTGGATATGATAAAGATATAACTGAAACAGAAGGTTCATTCAAAAAAGGTGGATTAGTCAGATCAGGTATACCCAGACTAGCAAAAAAAGGTTGGAGATAATTAATGGCCGAAATAGACAAAGCTCTTCCAAACGAAGTTAGAAAATCAGTTGAAATTGAAGGACCAGAAACTTCGGTTGAAGAACAAATAGATATTCAAGAAGAATTACCAAATGTTGGTGAAACAGAAATCACGCCACTAGAAGATGGTGGAGTAGAAATTAATTTTGAACCAGGAGCCATGAACCAGGCTCAATCAGAAGGTCATTATGATAACCTTGCTGAATTGTTACCAGAGGAAATATTGGTGCCTCTTGGTTCAGAATTATATGAAAACTACACAGACTATAAATCATCTCGTCAAGATTGGGAACAGTCTTATACTAAAGGATTAGATTTATTAGGATTTAAATACGAAGATAGAACGGAACCGTTTCAAGGTGCGGCAGGTGCTACCCATCCTGTTCTTGCAGAAGCAGTCACGCAATTTCAAGCATTGGCTTATAAAGAATTGCTCCCGGCTCAAGGACCAGTACGAACACAGATTGTAGGAGCGATTACACCGGAAAGAGAACAACAAGCAAACCGAGTCAAAGAATTTATGAATTATCAACTCATGGATCAAATGCCAGAGTATGAACCTGAATTTGATTCTTTGTTATTTCATTTACCACTAGCAGGATCTGCTTTTAAAAAAGTTTATTATGATTCATTATTAGGAAGAGCCGTTTCTAAATTTGTACCTGCGGAAGATTTAATTGTTCCTTACACAGCTTCTTCTTTAGAAGATGCAGAAAATATTATTCATAGAGTAAAAATTTCGGAAAACGAATTACGAAAACAACAAGTCAATGGTTTTTATAGAGATATAGAATTAACTCCTGGTTATGGAGATGAATCAGATTTAGAAAAAAAAGAATTAGACTTAGAAGGAATTAGTAAGACAGGAAGAAACGAAGATGTCTTTACCTTATTAGAGTGTCATGTTAACTTAGACCTAGAGGGTTTTGAAGATCGAGGGCCCGAAGGGGAAATAACTGGTATTAAATTACCTTATATTGTAACGATAGAATCAAACTCTCGCAGTGTGTTAAGTATTCGAAGAAATTTTGAACTTGGTGATCCTTTACGCAAAAAAATAAAATATTTTGTCCACTTTAAATTTTTACCAGGTCTAGGTTTCTATGGCTTTGGTTTAATTCATATGATTGGTGGATTATCTAGAACCGCAACATCAGCATTACGATCTTTATTAGATGCAGGGACATTATCTAATTTACCAGCTGGATTTAAACAACGAGGAATACGAATTCGCGATGATGCACAATCGATTCAACCAGGAGAATTTAGAGATGTAGATGCGCCTGGCGGAAATATTCGAGATGCATTTATGACTCTTCCATTTAAAGAGCCGAGTCAAACACTTCTTAACCTTATGGGTGTCGTTGTACAAGCGGGTCAGCGTTTTGCTTCCATTGCTGACATGCAAGTAGGAGAGGGTAATCAACAAGCGGCAGTGGGAACGACAGTTGCGCTTTTAGAACGTGGATCAAGAACCATGTCTGCAATTCATAAGAGACTATACGCAGCTCTTAAAAATGAATTTAGATTATTGGCTAGAGTATTTAAATTATATTTACCACAAGAATATCCATACGATGTAGTCGGTGGTCAAAGAATGATTAAACAACAAGACTTTGATGATAAAGTAGATATTGTTCCTGTAGCAGATCCTAATATTTTTTCTCAAACACAAAGAATTAGTTTAGCTCAAACAGAATTACAATTAGCGCAAAGCAATCCTCAGATTCATAATTTATATCAAGCGTATAGAGGAATGTACGAAGCATTGGGTGTAAAGAATGTAGATTTAATTTTAAATAAACCACCTCAACCCATGCCGAAAGATCCAGCAATTGAACATATTGATGCATTAGGTGGACAACCTTTTCAAGCGTTTAAAGGTCAAGATCACAGAGCACACATTACAGCGCATTTACATTTTATGGCAACCAACATGGCTAAAAATAATCCTGTAATTAATTCTTCTCTTCAAAAAAATATTTTTGAACATATTTCTTTAATGGCATTAGAACAAGTTGAAATGGAATTTATTAATGAGATTCAACAAATGCAGGCTATGCAACAAAATCCTCAAGCTATGCAAGATCCTATGATTCAACAACAGATGATGCAAATCAATATGGCTATTGAATCTAGAAAAGCTGTGTTGATTGCTGAAATGATGGATGAATATATTAAAGAAGAGAAAAAAATTAATGGTGATTTTGGAAATGATCCTATTGCTCAATTGAAATCAAGAGAGTTAGATATTAGAGCACAAGAAAATTCTCGAAGAAAAAAATCAGAAGAAGAGAGAATTAATCTGGATAAGATGAAAGCTATGATGAACCAGATGACTGATCAACAAAAGCTTCAACAAAATGAAGACTTAGCTCTTTTAAGAGCGGATACTTCGTTGGAGAAGACCGTTTTACAACATGAACTTAAAAATAATGGAGGAATGTAATGAAAAAAGGTCAAAAAAAGGTCGCTAAAGTGATGAAAGAGTTTAAATCTGGAAAATTACATAGCGGAAAATCAAAAAAGGTGGTAAAAAACCCTAAACAAGCAATTGCCATTGCGCTTTCAGAAGCTGGAATGAGCAAAAAGAGGAAAAAATAATGAATAAATTTGATAAATTAGAAAATAAAGTTCCAATGCCTAAAGGCGGAAAGGTTTCTGATGGATATCCAACTGGTGGAAAGGTCATTCCTACTCCTAAAGCTGGTGAAAATCCAAAAGTGACTGTTAAAGGAACTGGAAAAGCTAAAAAACAGACAGCTACTTGGTACTAAATTATGTTTCCATGGGGTTTACTAGGCTCTGGAATAAAAGCCGCAGCAGAAATCTACTCTAACAAGAAGAAATCTGAAATTGCTATGTCAGAGGCAGCATTATTACATGCCGAAAAGATGAAGCGCGGTGAAATTGAATATACTGGTAAGATTTTTGAAGCACAAAAATCAGACTGGAAGGACGAATTCATTTTACTCGTGTTGTCAAGTCCTCTGTTTTTGTTGGCGTACAGTGTATTTGCAGAAGATGAAAAAATTTCTCAAAAGTTAGATCTGTATTTTGAGAAATTACAAAACATGCCTTGGTGGGTGACCGGCCTCTGGATTTCAGTAGTGGCGGCTGTGTACGGAATTAAGGCTACAGACATTATTAACACTAAAAAAGGAAAATAATATGAAAACTTGGAAAGATTTATTTAAATCTTTAAAAAAGAAATCTTGTGAGCTAATGTGCAAGATATTTGGAATTACACAATGTTTGTGTAGTCACGAATGTAACTGTAAAAAGGAGAAAAAATAATGAAGAAAAAAATACCTGCAGGTAAAAAAGGAAAAGGCATTAAAATGCTAAAAAAGAAAGCCCCAGAAGTAGCAAAAAGAATGGGTTATAAATATGGGAGTAAAAAATAATGGCTACTAAAAAGAAACCCGGCTTATGGGCCAACATTAATAGAAGAAAAAAATTAGGTATATCAAGACCTAAATCTAAATCTACTATTTCAGCGAAAGCATATGCTAATATGAAAAAAGGTTTTCCTAAAAAGAAAAAATAATATGGCTAAAGGTGTAAAACATTATTTTAAAAATGGAAAAGAATATAAAGGTGCTACGCATAAGGATACTAAAGGTAAACTTATGTCTGGTAAAACACACACAGCATCCAGTAAATATTTAGTTCATAAAAATGAATTAAAAAGAAAAAACAATGGCAAGAAGAAAAGATAATCCAATAGCAAGAAACAAGAAAAACTATCGCCCAACTAAATCGGGCGCGGGCATGACACGAGCCGGTGTCGCTGCTTATCGTAGAGCAAATCCCGGCTCCAAATTAAAAACAGCGGTCACTGGAAAAGTCAAGCCAGGATCAAAAGCTGCTAATCGACGTAAATCATACTGTGCAAGAAGCGCAGGTCAAATGAAACAATTTCCTTCAGCTGCAAAAGATCCTAACTCAAGACTTAGACAGGCTCGCAGAAGATGGAAATGTTAAATGGCAGAATCAATAACCTTTGAAGGTTTCGTAACTAAATTTAGAAAAAGAATAAGAGATTCTTATCAGCAAGTCGGTGATACGATGGTTGCTGGAGGAGTAAAAGATATGGAGCAATATAAATATCTTTTAGGTCAAGCACATGCTTATCAATTAATAGATCAGGAAATATCCAACCTGCTAAATCCAAAGGAGGAAAAAAATGGAAAAGAAAATAGGGGAAACGTCGTCGACTTCGGAAAAGACAGCGGAAGTACCGAAAATTAAATTAGCACTTCAAGAGAAGTACGAAAAAGAAAATAAAGAATCTGTAGATAGACATAATTCTATCAAAGATAAAGAATCATCTAAACTTCCACAACCGACCGGTTGGAGAATGGTAATTCTACCTTTTAAAGCAAATAAAAAAACTAAAGGTGGAATTTATTTAGCGGATGAATCTATTGAACGATCACAAGTTGCATCGACTTGCGGTCTCGTTCTAGCGCAAGGACCACATTGTTATGATAAGGAAAAATTTCCTGAAGGTCCTTGGTGCAAGGTCGGCGATTGGGTTATCTTTGCACGATATGCAGGTAGCCGAATTCTTATCGATGGCGGGGAGGTTAGACTTTTAAATGATGACGAAGTATTAGCCACTGTGAAAGACCCCGAAGATATCTTTCACCAATTTTAACATAGGAGAACACTATGCCAAACATAGAAGAAAAAATGGTTGACATTGATACGTCTGGTCCAGGTGCCGAGATTGAATTACCGGAAGAAAAAACATCTGAAACTAATATAGAGGTATCCCATGAAACCAATAATAACAGTACTGAGTCCAGTGACTCAGGTTCGCAATCGAATGAGCAGCTTTCTGTTCGAGATAGCGAGGACGATAAGGAACAAAGTAGCAAGGATCAAGAACCAGAACAGACAACTAGCGAAGAAAAAACGAAAGAATTAGACGACTACTCCGAGGGAGTAAAAAAGAGAATTGCAAAACTAACCAAAAAAATGCGTGAGGCAGAAAGAAGAGAACAAGCTGCCATTGAGTACGCACGAAGGGTTCAGTTAGAGCAAGAATCTTTAAAGTCTAAATATTCTAAATTAGATACAGGATTTGTATCTGAAATGGAAAATAGGATTAAATCTTCTATGGAAGCTGCGGCTAGTAAATTAGCTAGAGCTAGAGAAGATGGTGATCTAAAAGCTGAAATTGCAGCTCAAACCGAGATCTCTAAACTTGGTTATGAAGAGGCAAGATTAGCTGAAATTAAATCCAAGCAGTCTGCTCAACCAGTAGAAACAGAGGTTAGACAACCTTCTGTTCGAATGGAACAACCTATCAATCCAGACCCAAAAGCTCAAGATTGGGCTAGTAAAAACAGCTGGTTTGGTCAGGATGAGGCTATGACTTATACCGCATTTAGCTTACATAAAAGGCTAGTGGAGGAAGAAGGTTATGATCCTCAATCAGACGAGTATTATTCTGAAATAGATAAAAGAATAAAGCTTGAATTTCCGCATAAATTTGGTACAGTGGGACAACAAAAAACGACTAAGCCTACACAGATAGTTGCTTCGGCATCTAAAAGTAGTAAGCCCGGTCGCAAAACTGTGAGACTCACGCCATCACAAGTAGCAATCGCTAAAAAATTAGGTGTGCCACTTGAAGATTATGCAAAACAATTAAATTTAATCACGAAGGAGTAAATGCATATGGAAAAAAATGAAAACAGAGCTTCTCGTGCGAGTCAGACTAGAGAAAAAGAAGCTCGAAAAAAAGTCTGGACTCCACCGTCATCTTTAGATGCACCCCCGGCCCCTAATGGGTTTCGACATAGATGGGTAAGAGTAGAATCTATGGGTTTCCAAGACACTAAAAACGTCGCTGGAAGATTACGATCAGGATACGAATTAGTTCGTGCTGATGAATACCCAGATTCGGATTATCCAGTCATTGAAGATGGAAAATATTCGGGAGTGATCGGAGTTGGTGGCCTTGTGCTGACAAGGGTACCGGAAGAGATCGCACAATCACGATCACAATACTACGCACAACGTGGTATGGATCAAGATCAAGCAGTCGAAAACGATCTAATGAAGGAACAGCACCCAAGTATGCCAATCAATGTTGATAGGCAGACTCGTGTAACTTTTGGTGGCTCAAAGAAAAGTTAATTTTTTAACGATTCAAGAACCCCAAGTAACTTAAACAATTAATAGGAGTAAAAACTATGGCAAACAAAGACGCCGCTTTCGGATTGAAAGCAATAGGTAAAGTTGGTCAGAATAAAGATGCTCAAGGTTTAAGTGAATATAGTATTGCAGCTTCTGCAACCGCTATATACCAAAACGATCCAGTGCAAATGTTAGCAACTGGAACTGTTGGTGTAGCTGCGGCAGGAGATGTCTTATTGGGTTCACTTAACGGTGTTTTCTATACTGACTCTTCAACTTCAAAACCTACATGGGCTAATCACTTAGCTGCATCTAACGCTGCAACAGACATCGTTGGATTTGTAAGTGACGATCCTTATGAAAGATTTGAAGTACAAAGTGCTGGTACAGTAGCTCAAACAAACATTGGAAACTGTGCTGACATTGTGTATGCAGCTGGTAGCTCGCCAAATTATGTTTCAAAAGTAGAAATTTCTGGAACAATGGCAAGTACTGCTGCTCAATTAAAAATCATTGGTGTTTCAAAAGATCCTGATAATAGTGACTTAGGTTCGGCTAATCCGAATGTAGTTGTTACTATCAACGAACACTTCTTGAAACAAACCGCAGGCATATAATAGGAGAATAAATTATGGCTATATCACGATCACAACTAGTTAAAGAACTAGAGCCAGGATTGAATGCACTATTCGGCCTGGAATACAAACAATACGAAAACCAACACGAGCAAATCTATACGAAGGAAACTTCGGACAGAGCTTTTGAAGAAGAAGTGATGTTATCAGGTTTCGCTCAAGCACAGGTTAAACCTGAAGGTTCTGGTGTGACTTTTGACAATGCTCAAGAGACTTTCACTGCTAGATACACTCACGAAACTGTTGCTTTAGCGTTTTCAATCACTGAAGAAGCGATTGAAGATAACTTGTATGACAGACTTGCGTCTAGATATACAAAAGCGCTAGCTCGTTCAATGGCACAAACTAAGCAAGTAAAAGCTGTTAATCCTTTAATTCAAGGATTACCAACTACTAACAATTACAATGCAGGTGACGGTGTTTCTTTATTTAACACAGCTCACCCAACAATTGCTGGTACGTTTGCTAATACTTTAGCAGTTCAAGCTGACCTTAACGAAACTTCATTAGAGCAATCATTAATTGATATTGCTGCAATGACAGATGAAAGAGGTCTTAAGATTGCTGCAAAAGGTATGAAGTTAATCATTCCTAGTGAATTACAATTCACTGCAGAGAGATTAATGAAATCTGCAAACAGAGTTGGAACAGCTGATAATGATATCAACGCAATCAGAAACATGGGAATGATTCCACAAGGTTATGTGGTTAATAATTTCTTAACTGATACTGATGCGTACTACATCATTACTGATGTGCCAAATGGAATGAAGTATTTCGAAAGAGCTGCTATCACTACTAAGATGGAAGGTGATTTCGATACTGGAAACATGAGATACAAAGCTAGAGAAAGATACTCTTTTGGAGTTTCTGACCCTAGAGGTATCTTCGGTGTTGAAGGTGCTTAATACTTGATTTTCAAGCATTAATTATTTAAAGAGGGGGGTTTCGGCCCCCCTTTTTTTATGATAGAAAGAACGAACCATGAAGAAATATCTAATTAAAATCTTTACTAAATATCTCCAAACTAAGTTTGAAATTGACTCTTCATCAGAGATTACAGACCTAGATACAGTCCATAAGCATGTCATTGACTTTCTAGGAAAAAATGATATAAATTGGGAACCAAATCATCTGAGATATACAGGTGGTTTTTATATAACCTATGAGGAGGTTACTAATGGTCCCAGACAACATGGTGTTGTTCGCGAAGAAGCTGAAGCTCGAATCTGATTGGAACGAGTTGTTTCTTAAAAACGGCGGCAATGTAACACCAGAAATGTCCGTGCTTGGAGATGAAATTAAAACTACAATTAGATTAATTTTACAAGCACAAGAGGAAAAAACGTCTAAAAATCCAAGAGATTTAGAAGTACATCT